CGTGCGTGCGGTGGATAACCAGATTGGTCCGGCGCTAGATTGGGCCTTGCAGGTGCTCTCTGAACAGCGCCCTGGCTTCCGGTTCAATCCGACGACGCCAGACCCAGACCGTCAGCGCAAGGCGCAGGCGATGCAGATGGCGGTGGAGTACCAGTACCACCGGCAGAAGATGCGCGGGAAGCTCATCGAGGCCGCCTACGCGGCGCAGACCGATGGGGTGGCGTTCCTGTTAACCTACTGGGACGCGGAAGCCGGCCCGTGGGAAGAGATGGCCCCGGGCGCGCCGCCGGCCCCGATTGGGGACGTGGAGACCAAGGTCTACACGATTGAGCAGGTGCGAGTGTCCGCGGAGGCTACCGCGACCCAGCGCCCGATGTACTGGGTGCTGCGCGAGGTCATGCCGCTGGCGCAGGCCGTGGCGCTGTACGGGCCTGAGGTCGCCGATGAGATGGACGAATACTTCGTTGGCTCACAGGCGTACCAGAGCGACGCGGCGCGCTTCACGGCCAACCCGCTCTATCAGGACCAGCGGACGGTGGACCGCTACACGCTCTTTTGTGAAAAGTCCGCGGCGTTGCCGGAGGGCCTGCAGTGCGTAGTGGTGGGCAAGAAGCTGGTCTTCGCGCCGGCTGGCTTGCTTATGGGTCGGGTGCCAGTGGTGCGCTTGACGGATGGCTCGAGCGACCCGTCGTTCTACCCGATGCCCCGCATGAACGAGCTGGTCGCGCCGCAGATGCGCGTGAACATGATTCTCTCGAAGTGGATTGAGTCTGTGCGCGTGAACGCTGGCGGCCGCTTCATCAGCAAGACCGGCGCGATTGTCGGCGAGACCTTCGTGGGCGGGCAGACTTCCGTCATCGAGGTCCGCGGCGCGGCCCCTATCGGCGAGACCCTGCAGCCTATCAACGGCTTCAGCTTGGGCAACGACGCGAAGGAGCTGCTGTCGCTGGAGACCAAGAAGCTCGAAGACCGGAGCGGCTGGAACGACAACGCCCGCGGGCAGTACTCCTCGAGCCAGTCAGGACGGGCCATCCTTGCCATCCGCGAGCAGCTTGAGCGGACCTTTGCGCCGGCCGTCTATGCGGCCTCGGAGTCAATGGGGGCGTGGGGCGAGTGCATCGTGAGCTGGATGCGGTGGGGCTATCAGGTGCCGCGGTTGATTGGCGTGGTGGGGGCGAACCGTCCGGACCTAGCGCGCGAGTTCAGCGCGGTGGACTTCGACGGCGTGGTGGACGTGTGGGTGGACCCCGAGACCCTGATGCCGATGCCGCGCGCGCTGCGGCTGTATCTGTTGGACCAAGACCTTGAGCGTGGCGTGATTGACCCGAAGGAGTATAGGCGGCTCCGTCCCTTGGCGTACTTGGCGGACACGGCCAACCCGGACGATGTGCAGGAAGCCAAGGCCAAGCGGGTCGCCGAGCAGATTCGGTTGGGCCAGCCTCAAGAGGCGATTGAGTGGCAGGACGACGAAGCGATTAACCAGGACGTGCTCGAGCGCGACATCATCTTGGCCGGCGATGTGCCGCCTGAGGTGCGTGAGGCCGCGAAGGCGCGCTGGATGGCGTTGGCGAATCAGGCCACGCAGAAGCAGGGCGGACCGCCTCCGAGCGGACCGCAGCAGTCGGGCGCGCCTGCGCCTGAACAGGGAGTCCCCGCGGCAACGCCGTTGCCGCCGGATATGGCTCCCACGTTTGGCTCGAACCCGCCTATCGCCGCCCCACCGGTGTCGATGACGGGCGAGACCGGCGGACAACCACCGAACGCCCCTATCGTCGTATAGGGGCCTTCACCACCTAAGGACCGATGTCAGATACTGCTGCTGCAGTAGAAACCGCACTCACTGAGACCTTCGCGCCGGAGACACCCGCCGCGGAGCCGATGAGTCGGGACGCCATCCGCGAACAGATTGTGGCCGCGGACTGGAAGGAAGACGCCGAGCTGTCCGCCGACCGCGCGGGGGAAGCCCTTGCCGCGGAAGGTCAGCCAGCGCTAGATGGCACCGCGCCGGCCAGCCCAGAGGGCGAGCAGGGCGAGCCAGAGTTTGAGACGGGCGAGCCGCCTTCCGAGGCGGTGATTGGGGAGGGTGGGAGCGCTATCGTGGTGCGGACCGCGGATGGCAAGTTCGCCGCCGCCCCTGAGGTCAAGCTGGAGTTTAGGGTAGGCGACAAGACCTACCTGAAGGATGTGTCGGAAGTGGTGCGAATGGCCCGCGACGGTGTTGCCGGCCAGCAGTACCGCGAGGAGGTCAAGCAGTACCGCGAAGTGCTGCCGCAGGTCGCGCAGAAGCTGGAGACGATGGAGGCCGAGCTGGAAGCGCAGCGGGCCTTGAACCTCGAGCTGCTGAACGACCCTGAGCGGTACTACGCGCGGAAGGACGAGTGGGACCGGCTCAATGCGCCCGAGGAACGTCTCCGGCGCTTAGAGGCCGAACGGAACCAGGAGTGGGAGACGCGCCGCGCCAGCGATGAGCAGGCCCGGCGGCAGCACACCATCCTGTCGTATTACGCCGAGGCGGTCAAGCCGGTGCAGGACGAGCTCCTGAACGGTTACCCCGAGGTGTCTGTGGAGGCCAAGATGGGCAGGATTTCCCTTGACACAGCGCCCTTGCTGGTCAACGGCATTATCCCGCCTGAGCGGCTTCCGGAGTATCGCGCCTATCTGCAGGGCCCCTTCGCGGAGTGGGTAAAGGGCGAGGCGGCACGGATGCAGCAGTTCGATACCCAGCGGCAGCAACTCATTCAGCAGGGGCAGAAGAAAGCGCAGCAGGTCGTGCAGTCGGTCGGGCGGCAGATGGCCCCGAACGGCAGGGCGGCCCCGAGCGCTCCTCCTGCGCGCCCTGCGCCCAGAAACCGCGATGAGGCCAAGGCGGCCATCATTCAGCGGACCTGGCAAGACTTCTAGGACTTCAACTAACCAATGGCTAATCCAATCCTTATCACGGACACGGAACTTCAGGGCAACCTGAAGAACGTGTACTCTGACATCCGTCAGCAGTTGTTCCCCATCAGCACGGTCCTCTTCGCGCAGATTAAGAAGGAAGGCCCCGGTGGGATGCGTCAGCTCAAGTGGGGCGGGCGCAACGTCTTCTTCGACGTGACGGCGAACCCCCCGGTGAACTGGGGCGCGTCCGACGCCGGCTACCTGCCGGAGAGCTCGCAGGTCACCGAAGTGCAGGGCAACGTCGGCATCCGCCGATTCTATGTCACGCGCGAGTTCGACAACCTTGCTATCGTCGGCACGCAGTCGAAGCAGGCGGCGTTCCTCAGCCTCAAGTCGAAGATTACTGAGGAAATCGACGGCGCGATGCAGCTTGGCATGCAGGAGCATGTCCACGGCAACGGGCTCGGCATTCGTGCCATCGTGAGCTCGTACACGGCCGGCCCGCCGACCACGGTGGCGGTCACGTCGCCGTACGGCGTCACGGGCGCAGGCCAGGGCGGCCTGTGGCTGTACCCGGGCATGTACATCGCGGTGTTGGATACGACGGGCGCAACGGTGCGCGGCAGGGCGACCATCACCGCGGTCAGCAACAGCGGCGACACGGCGACCCTGACGCTGTCGGCCACCATCTCCGGCACGACGGGCACGGACATCATCGTGGCCGCGACGCAGTCCGACACGGCGTACAACCAGTACGCGAACGGCCTGCAGAACATCACCAACCGCGGCAACGCCTTCCAGACGTTGCACGGCATCAGCTCGTCCACGACCCCGCGCTGGGATGCCACGCGCTTCGTGGCCGGCACGGACACCGACGATGCGGCGGTGCCGAACGAGATGGACATCTGGAAGCTCGCGGCCACGATGGGCGCGCGCTCGGGCAAGCGTCCGCTGTCGAATCCAGAGGAGTTCCTCTGCATCGGCACCTACGGCTTGCAGCAGAAGTTCATCGAGAGCTTCCTCGGCCAGCGTCGCTTCAATGTGACGGCGGGCGAAGAGCTGACCCTGAACGGCGGCTACAAGGCCCTCAAGCTCCACGGCATGCCGTTCGTGGCCGACGAGTACCAGCCGGCGGGCACGGTGTATTGCATCCACAAGCCCTCGCTTGCGTGGGTGGATGCGGCCGACTGGTCGCCGGTGCAGTACGAGAACAGCGGCGCGGTGCGCTTCATTGATGGCCGCGATGCGTTCCAGACCTCGTTCAAGGTCTACTTCAACCTGATGACCTACCAGCGCAACGCGCATGGCAGCATCACGGGCTACACCGATACGGCTCGCTACACGCCGGTCGTCTGACCTGAACCGATAGGGGGGTGAGGGTGACCTCACCCCCCAGTCAAGGAGATTCTGCAGTGCCGATGAACTTTTTTAACCCGCGTCCCGGTCGGTTTGGGGTTGCGCCAGTGTACTTGAAGACGGCCCAGATTGGTGGGACGAACTTTGAGGGTGGTACGACTCCGGTCACCGCGAGCGGCACAACCATCTTCCGTCTTGGCGGCTTCGCGGGCCGTCGGGTGGAGCTGTCTCGGATTGGGGCGACGACCGTCACGGTCCCAGTCTCAGCCTCAGGCACCATCCTCGCCACGTTGCGGAAGTACCGCGCCGCGGATGACACGGTGGTCACCCTGACGGGCACCCTCGACCTCGAGGCGTTGGTGACGCGCGAGGAAGGCTTTACGAACGTCCTGGCGACGTTGTCGGACGCAGACCGGACGCTGGCGGCCGGCGATGCGCTCGAGGTGCATGTCGTGAGCACCGCCGCTATTGGCACGCAGCCGGCGGGCTTGGTGTTCACGGTCGAGGGCTTGGTCCAGATGTAAACG